GACTCTGCGCGCGACGGGGAGAGGGGGTGTGCCCCCCTCCTCTGTCTGCGGTGCAGGTCTCCGTGGAGCCGGCCCCGGGCACCCTAGAAGAAAGGGATGGGGGTCGGCTGCCTCATGGTCGTGGGACAGGGGACGCAGTTGCGTCACCTTTCTCGATGAGCTGTGTGGCAGCCTCACTCGTGATGGCACGAGCGGCGGTGCTCTTGATCTTCAAAGGTTGAGGCGTGTCGGCATGAGTCCCGAGGACCTTCCAGACAGTCTCAGCTTGATCAAGAGTCACCTGGCTAGCCGGAAGAAGAAACTCCGGGTCGACAGGGAAACCTATCTGACCCTGGTCAACGGCGTCTATTTCTGCCGGAGCCTTTCTGAAGTGCTCCTTGACGCCGATGACATCTTCCTCCGTCTTCGGGTTGCAGATTTGGGAGAGGTCTTCTCGACCCTTATGGGCTTGTCCCTGGCCGATCAGATCGCCGTCCTGAAATATTGGACGGCCTGGCCAATGGCGAGGTGGCTCCGTAATAAGGATATCCTCCTCGCTCGTCCGGCCTGTCTCCCGGTGGCTCAGTCTTGTTTTGACTTTCCGTTGCGGGGTCCGCTTCGGAAACACTTCCGGAACCTCTTAGCCTCGCGGACATCTAGTTTCCGCGCAGGCACTCTCTTCACGGGCATTCTTCAAGGTGTCAAGCGGGGCTGTGCCCCGGTCCCGGAAGAGTTCGAGGTTCAGTCCTGCCTTAAACACAAGAAGGCTCTGTCTAATCCGGTCCCTCTATCCCATCGCTGTGACTTCGACGAGAAGTTTCATGCGATTTGGGGCCGGACGATCTCACGTGATCACCCGACTAGCTCCGCGGTTGATCTTCGTGAGAAGAGATGGCGGAAGGTTCACTCAAATCGCTTTGTTCGTCGAGTGCTTCGTGTTCCGTCGACCCACGCTTCTGTTGAAGCGACCCGTTCGGCGGGTGGTCGTCGGCAGATTATTCACTCGATAAACTGCGATCTTTTGGGTGAACCCAGGGACCCTCGCCTGATCTCAGAGCCTCCACTTCTGGATATGTTTGAGCGGCATGGCCGAGTTGTTGAACGTCGAGGTTGGCCTTCGGCCCCTTATGATCGTTTCCTTCGGCTTGCGGCAGATCACGTTCGTGGTCGTGACCTGAAGGCTCAGGTTGAATTGTGCCTTGAGCCCCTGAAGTGTCGTGTGATCACAAAGGGTGAATCTTTGCCCTACTTTGTCGCCCAAACTTTTCAGAAGGCCGCATGGGAATGCCTCCAAGATCTTCCCGCCTGTGCTCTCACTGCACAGCCCGTCGATGCGTCCATGCTCTATGATTTGGAGCTTCGGACCAATCGTCTTAATCTCCCTTTCGACCAGTGGGTCTCTGGGGATTATTCAGCTGCGACGGATGGTTTGTCTTTGGAGGTGAACCAGGCCTGCCTTGACGCTCTCCTTGGCCGTCTGCAAGCCTCTCTCGACGAGAGGGACGTCTGCAGAAAGGTCCTTGGATGTCATGAGGTCTCATATCCTTCCCGTCTTCGACGAGAGGGAGATGGCCTGGATCCTTTCACCATGCGGAATGGCCAACTGATGGGCTCCGTTCTTTCCTTCCCTGTGCTTTGTGCGATTAATCTCGCCGCTTACTGGTGTGCTTTGGAGGAGTACACCGGTCGACGTTACAGGAAGGAAGATCTCCCAGTCCTTGTGAATGGTGATGACATCCTCTTTAAAGCGAATGTCGACTTCTACGAGGTCTGGAAGAAGTGGATCGCCAGAGCCGGGTTCTCCTTGTCTTTGGGGAAGAACTATATCTCCCCGAATTTCATCACGGTGAACTCCGAGTCCTGGATCCATCGCGGAGCCAGCCGCTTCGATAAGCTGCCTTTCCTGAATTGTGGCCTCCTCCTCCAAGAGGCCCAGGGACCCTTCCGTGTCCCTATCCGGGCTGAGACAGCTGAGCGGCCCCTGATTCCCAAGCTTCAGTGGATTCTTGACAACGCTGCGAATCCCGCCCGTGCTTTTGATCGTATCAAGCACCATTGGCGACGTAGCATTGCCATCCATACGGAGAATGGGCGTTTCAATCTTTGTGCGCCCAGGGAACTAGGGGGATGTGGCCTTATTGTGCCCCATGTCTGCCGACATCGTGTCCGATTCACGGCCTTTCAACAGTTGTTGGCCGGTCGGAGCCTACGTGTTTGGCGTGACATGGAAGGTAGGACGGTCCGGGAGTGTCCCCGGTCTGGTCTGGAGCGTATCTCCGTGAATGTGGTCTCTCCTTCGGGTATTCCTGTTCACGAAGATCGCACCGGTACCGCTGTTGTCCGGGGTGTCACTGAGCCGATACATGGGCCAGGC